CACTAGGGGGGGTTGGCAGGCGCTCTCCCCCCTGTTATTGTTTGATCAGTCGCAACCACACCATGCGCGTCTCCTTCAATCCCGCCAGCAGCAACGCCCAACTGGGTCCGATCCCTGCCAGCACCACTGAGCAGGCATCCTGCCCCACTACCTGCCCCATGGCGGAAGCGTGTTACGCTAGGTTTCATTTTCAGGGCGCGGCATGGCGCAAGGTATCTGAGACCGGCATCGTGTGGGGGGAATTCCTCTCTAAGGTCCGCCGGATCGCACGCGGTCAGATCTGGCGCCATAACGTATCCGGCGACCTGCCGCACGTTGATGGCACAATTGATCGCGCCAGTGTTGCTGATCTTGTGGCAGCAAATAAAGGGCGCAAAGGTTACACTTACACTCACCACGTTCTCAACACTGAGAACCTTGAAATTATCAAGGAAGCAAACAACAATGGTTTCACAATCTCTGCATCCTGCGAATCAGTAGAAGTTGCTGATCAGGTGATGACAGAGCACGGAATCCCTGCCGTTGCTGTTGTTCCCTCCACAGAATCGCGCCGATTCTTTGCAACAACAAACGGTCGCAAGTGTGTAGTCTGCCCTGCTAAAATCCATGACAACGTTACATGTGCAACTTGCGGCATTTGTGCTAACGCCGACCGCAGCGTTATTGTATGTTTTCCATCGCATGGAACAGCAAAGAAAAAGGCAGACCGGATTGTGACGGTCTGAGCACCGTCTACCGGGGGGGATGACGGATCCCCCCTGATCCTGTAGGATATGCACAAGCGGGGCAAACGGACCCCGCACAACCACACCGGAACCATGGATTTTCACAACGCCACCCTTCTTGAAATGGAGCGCCAAGAGCGCCAAGAGTACAACCAGCGCCTGGCGCTGGACACCGAGACCTGCTGGCAGGATGAGACCTTTGGAGAGTTCTGGGATGCTGTGGAGGCGCAGGAATGCCCTTCTGTCGTTCTGGACGATGGGTGGGCACTGGATGTCATCCTGGAATGCTGGAAAGCAGAGCGCAGCGTTTCTAGCACTGTTTCCATGCTCTGGGATGGATACGATCCGACAGAGGAAACACCTTACGACTTTTTCCATTAAACCACACCGGGGCGGCAACGCCCCTTTTTTTAACAATCCGTAACATACAAAAGGTTCTACCCCAATCCTAGCATAGGGGATCCGGTCGGGTCAACTTATTTCACAATTTTTCACAAATAAAATTGCGCAGGGGGCGTGGCGACCATTTCATCAACGGGGTTACCCCACCCCTCATCCGATTGTCCCCTTATTCTACACGCGCCCGGCGCCAAAATCAGACAATCAGTGGACTGTTCACAAACCGTCACAATGGCGATTCGATCGATCTCCTCCTCTCTCCCCCCCCAATTATCTGCTACAATTATCGCAGTTCACACCACCGGACCATGATCGCAACCTACGCCACCGCCGCCGACTTCACCCGCTGGGAGCAGCGTGCCAAGGGGATGAGCGACGCCGAACTGCTCTACAGCGCTCAGGATGCCCGCCGCGCCGCTGAGGCAATGCGGGGATGGAACCCCATCGCTGAGGGTCGCTACGACGACGAGGCGCACACTTACGGGGATGAGATCCGCCGCCGTCGTGCCAATCACTGAACCGTCCAAATGGGGGCATTGCTGCCCCCATTACCCTCTACCATTAGATCAAGCGGGACGGGGATCCCGCACAACACCAAACCAACACCATGGATCACTTCACCACCACCGCACAGATCGAAGAGGAAATGATCGACATCACATGGATGTCTGATGAAGAACTAGCAGCATTGCTAGAGGTTACTGTTGATCAACTTCTTGGATTGGAGGTTGAGTGATGAAAACCATTAAAAAGACCCAGTATAAAGTAATCCGAAAGGTTATCAACCATTTAGATTCTGATGGCAGAATTATTGGAGAGGTTACAATGTATGAGAGGGTAAAAGTATAAAATCTCGACTAGATGTGCGCATACAGAATCTCGACGAGATGTGTGCGCACAATACAATAAAAGAACATTAAAACAAACACCAAACAATGGACAACAATCAAAAACAAATTAATTCAATTGGTTTCACAATTAAATATATTTCACCATATAATGAATGTCAATGGAGAACACAATCTTTCACCACAAAAGAAGAGGCAGAAAGAATGATTAGATTTTATCAGTCTTGTGGTTCACCTGCACAGTTTCTATAGAGAACATGGCAAACAAATGGATACATCGGGATGGTAAATCACGTCCTGATAAAAGATTTAAGAACATTCTAACACCAAAGAAACAATCAGCAAACAAAAGGAGGAAAAAGAAATAATTCTTAATCTTTATACTTAACACTGAGTATAAAGATTAAAGAATGAATCCTAATCAGTTCTTTATTCTTTATATTTTCTCTGAGTATAAAGAATAACACAGGATTGAATGTAAACTATTGGTCAGTGGTGTGGTTTATTCTTTACATTCAGTCCTGTCTTATTCTTTATATCTTAAAATCCTTATTTTATTCTTTATAAAAACTGGGGTTGTGCCAATCCCAAAGGTGTCACAAACCCACGTTGGCAGAACCCTGCGGATCCGTTAATCTATGGGAGTCGTCAACAGAACAGGACCCATGCAGAACCCCTCCCGCCCCGCTCCATTCTCACCTGCTCCCGGGCAGCGCCGTTGGGTGCGCGGGCAACATGCCGCGATTCGCGGTCGCCGCCAATGGGTGCGGTTGATCCGTGTTGATCGCTTGTCATCTGCTATGGCGGATGCGCCATACGATCACAACGATGCTGGCGCACACGTGCGCCAGTCTGCCAGTGTGTGGCAGGTGCCCTGCGTTGGAGCATGTTTCCCCAACTTGAACGCTGCAGCAGCGTGGGTTGCATCGTTGCCGCAGGGATGATCCACACGGGGCAGGTTGACGCCTGCCCCCTTGCCCCCATAATTCAAGAGCAAACCAACGGAGCGCATCATGCCCGCCACCTACGAAACCCTGAGCGGCACCTGCAGCAAGTGTGACGGCAAGGGGATCTTGCCCCACTACGGACACATCGCCAATGGCGTGTGTTTCGAGTGCAGCGGCACTGGCAAAGTATCCTACAGCGTGCGGACGGACGGCACCGCCAAAACCTCCCTAGAGGTTTTCAAGCGCGGCGGCGCTTTCTCCTACGCTTCCATGCGCAGCACGCTTCAGGCGGCGGATGGAACATGGGGCAAGTGCTTGATCGCCCGTGAGATCAACGACGCCGCCGAAGCGCGGGTCCTCTGGCGCGATCTTATGGGGCGTGAGCACACACACCTAGCGGTGACAGATCTGCGTCCCGACGGGGAGGTTACCAAAACCTTTCAGACTTGGGGCACTTAAGTTACACTTAGTGGGCGGCAGTTCTTTATATCCTGCCGCCCCATCTTTCGTAAAACACAGTGCCCCCCGCGCGGGGGGCGCCGATGATCCGATCCATGCCCCCCCCCGTATATAAAACCCCTAACTACCCTAATCTATAAAGTGTTACGATCGCGAAGTAAATATAAAACGCTTCCCGATTCAAAAAATTTTTCGTGCCCACAAAAATCCTCAAAGTCCTATATAAAAACTAGAGCAGAAAACATGAAAATGAAAAAAAATCGCGCAGAAAATTTTACGACTGTAGAGGTTGATACAGTGACCGGTGAATTTTTCGTTACGATTCCTCAGTGGATTCTCGATGAGAAGGGATGGTATGAGGGCACAAACCTAAACATCGAGGTTGATGGAGATTGCCTGATCATCACAGACCCAGATTGACAAAACCTACATAATACCGTATGATATTGCAGTAACAACTTTCTATTATGTCTAAAGGATTTACAGTAAAAGCAAAAGCGCCTGCCACCACTTCAGATTCCACAACGACCACATGGGATTATGATCAGGCAAAAGAAATGCTGAGGGGCAAGACAATCGTTTTTTGTCTCCCAGGACGTGGAGTTTCATATCAATTCCTCAAGTCCTTTGTGCAGATGGCATTTGACTTGGTGAAATGCGGAGCATCTATCCAGATCTCGCAGGATTATTCGTCAATGGTAAACTTTGCACGTTGCAAGTGTTTAGGAGCGAACGTTCTGCGTGGACCTGATCAACTTCCGTGGGATGGAAAACTTAATTATGATTATCAACTTTGGATTGATTCTGATATTGTTTTCAACACAGAAAAACTTTATCAATTGGTTCTGATGGACAAAGAAATTGCAGCTGGTTGGTATTGCACTGAGGACGGTCGCACTACATCAGTTGCTCATTGGCTGGACGAAGAAGACTTCCGTGGCAATGGTGGTGTGATGAATCACGAAACACTGGAGAGTATCTCCAAGCGCCGCAAGCCATTTACCGTGGACTACACGGGATTTGGATGGGTCCTTATCAAAAACGGAGTATTTGAGCACGAAGAGATGAAGTATCCCTGGTTTGCTCCCAAGATGCAAGTATTTGAATCAGGTAACGTTCAGGACATGTGTGGAGAGGACGTATCCTTCTGTCTGGATGCAATCTCAGCAGGTTTTGAGATTTGGTGTGATCCTCGCATTCGCGTTGGACACGAAAAGACTCGCGTTATCTGATGACAGACAGAGAAAGATACTCAATTCTCAGTGATGGTCAGGTTTTATATACAAATCTGACCGAAGATGAGTATTTTGACACCATGGACATCCTCTCAGAGCAATTTTATAAGACAGGATGTCCATCTCCCGACTCTATTGAAACAAAAATTACACTAATCGAGGACTAAAATCATGGCAAAATCAAAAATCGGCACCGGAATCTTCAAATCCTCATATTCTCCGGGTCCTCCTAAGAAATCTCGTCAGGGAGATGGTGACGGAACCAAGTATGCCGCTACCGCTCGTAATAAAGCTCGTAAAAAATACCGGGGACAAGGCAAATAATCCTTCAAATCCTCCCTTTTGGGGGGATTTTTTGTGTAAAATCAAGAATAAATAAAATTTTTAGAGCATCATCGAATTGAAAAACATTTCCATGGGTAAGCATATACTCTTAGAGGTATATGATGTCAAATTTGACACATTAAATGACATAGATTCGCTCAAAAAAGTCATGATCGACGGCATAACCCGTTCTGGCATGACCATTTTGAACGTTTTTTCACATTGTTTCATACCACAAGGTTGCACAGTAGTCATTACACTTGCAGAAAGTCATGTTTCTTGTCATACCTGGCCCGAAAACGGTTGTTTAGCGATCGATATTTACACTTGTGGTGAAAAAAATCCCGGAATTATTGCAATTGAACTGCTAAAATACCTAGATTCTTACAATTACTGTTATCGACAGATGGATAGATGAGAAATAGTTGATAAATATTTAAAAACTTTCTAAAAAATGGCAGTAACTAGGGTATCTAGATCTTTTAAAGATATTAGTCTATCCTTTGATCCACATCCGGTAACAAAAGACATTCCAATCATCAAAGATCGTAATGCAATCATACGTTCGGTTCGAAATTTGATTGAAACCATGAAAAATGAGCGCTTTTTTAACTCGGATCTTGGTTCAGATGTAAGGAGTAGTCTCTTTGACTTTGTAGATTATGGAACTGCCATTGAAATTCAGGAAAAAATAAAGGAAGTTATCATAAATTATGAACCAAGAGTTGAAAATATCGATGTTGAAGTGGAACCATCTCCAGATGAAAACACTTTTGAAGTTACAATTATATTTGATGTCATTGGACAAGAAATTCCAACACAACAGTTCTCATTCATCCTAGAGGCAACAAGATAAAAAAATGCCTTTTACCAAATTTACAAATCTCGATTTCGACCAAATAAGAGATTCCATCAAAGACTATCTTAGAGCAAACTCAACATTTACTGATTTTGACTTTGAGGGATCTAATTTTTCAGTTTTAATCGATACACTCGCATACAACACCTACATCACTGCATTTAATAGCAGTATGATTGTTAATGAGTCCTTTTTGGACTCTGCAACATTAAGGCAAAACGTTGTTGCTCTTGCAAGAAATATTGGATATGTTCCAAGTTCAAGAAAAGCGGCAACTGCAAATGTATCTTTTAATATTGAAGTGGATCCGGTAGAATTTCTTGCAGATAATACTCCAATTTATCCGGCAACACTTACATTGAGACCCGGACTAGTCTGCACAGGAACTGTAAGATCTTCTTCATTTGTATTTTCAATTAGTGAAAGTATCACAACTACAGTATCAAATGGTGTTGCATCATTTGATAATATTGATGTTAAGGAAGGAACACTTTTAACCAAAAGATTTACGGTTGATTCTTCCATAGATCAAAAATTTATTTTAGATAACTCCTTTATTGATTCAACAACTATAAGAACTTATGTGAGATCGGCAAATGATGTTGGTCTTGGTGATCAATACAGACTAGTCGAAAATATTGTTGATGTTGATAGAAATTCTTTAGTATATCTTATACAAGAAGTTGAGGGTGAAAAGTATCAATTATTATTTGGCAATGGTATATTTGGAAAAGAACTTCAAAATGCAGATGTAATAACTGCAAATTACATCATAACATCAGGTAAAGATGGTAATGGAGTGGATTCATTCTCATTTGCCGGAACTTTGAGAGATGATAGAGATAACATTACAATACCAACAAATACGGTTAATGTAACTACAAATAGAAAATCATTTAATGGTTCGGATATTGAAAGTATTGATTCGGTTCGTTACTTTGCACCAAGACTTTATTCATCCCAAAATAGAGCAGTAACCAGCACTGACTACGAAACAATTATAAAATCTAAAATCTACAAGAATGCAGAATCAGTTTCTGTTGTTGGTGGAGAAGAACTAGATCCTCCTCAATATGGAAATGTTTTGATTAGTATAAAACCAAAAAATGGAACGTTTGTATCTGACTTCGATAAAGAGCAGATTCTATCAGAACTTAAGAAATATAGCATTTCTGGAATCAATCAGAAAATAGTTGATCTTAAGATTCTGTATGTTGAAGTTAATAGTTCAGTATATTATAACTTTAATAGAATTTCTAACGTATCTGATCTGAATAGTAAAGTAATATCATCACTAACTTCTTATTCAAAATCAGTAGATTTGAATAAATTTGGTGGAAGATTCAAGTATAGTAAAGTATTGCAGATTATTGATAATACAGATTCTGCAATTACATCTAATATTACAAAGGTAATTATTAGAAGAGACTTAAAAGCTCTAATCAATACATTTGCACAATATGAAATTTGCTTTGGTAATAAATTCCATGTGAATGATAAGTATAATATTAAATCAACTGGATTTAAAATTTTGAATGAACTTGACACTGTTTACTTTACTGATACTCCAAATTCAGATAAAAAGACTGGTGTATTATCAATTGTAAAACCATCAAATGAAATACAAGAAAATGCTTCAGATGAATTTGCACCAACTGTTGTTGTTAAGTCTGCAGGATCAGTTAATTATGAAACTGGAGAAATTATAATTAATAATATTATCATTACAGAAACTTCACTGACAAATAATATTATTGAGATTCAAGCATTCCCAGAATCAAATGATGTTCTCGGATTAAAGGATCTTTATGTTTCATTTGATATTTCAAAAAGTAAAATAAATATGATTAAAGATACCATTTCATCTGGTGAAGATAATTCTGGAATCATTTTCAATAAAAATTATTATAGTTCAAGCTATTCCAACGGGAGTTTAACGAGGTCATAATATGCAAAGAGCAAATTTTGATACTAGAATAAAAATTCAAGACTTAATCAGAAGTCAACTCCCAGAATTTATAGCAGATGAAAATCCAAAGTTCGTAGAATTCTTAAATCAATATTATATTTCGCAGGAACATCAAGGTGGTCCTGTAGATATTGCAGAAAATCTGGACCAATATATTAAGTTAGATAATCTAACTACTGAGGTTATTGTTGGAGAAGTAACTTTAACAACTTCAATTACTTCTCAGTCAACTACTATCAATGTATCAAGCACAAAATCATTTCCAAAAAAATATGGTCTTTTAAAAATTGACAATGAAATTATCACTTATCTTGATTCTGACGAAACTTCATTTATTGGATGTATAAGAGGATTTAGTGGTATTACTGATTACCATCAAGAAATCAATAAGGAAGAATTAGTATTTGAAAAATCTTCTGCATCTGCACACACTGTAAATAGTTCTGTAAAGAATTTAAGCTCACTATTTTTAAAAGAATTTTATAAAAAATTAAAGTTTTCTTTGGCACCAGGACTAGAAGACCTAGATTTTTCTGTAGAACTTAATGTATCTAATTTTATAAAAGAGGCAAGAAGTCTTTATGAATCTAAAGGAACATATGAATCTTTTAGAATTCTATTTAATATCCTATACAATGAAACACCAAGTATAATCAATCTCGAAGACTTCTTAATTAAACCATCTGATGCATCATACAAAAAAAGATCATCAATAACTGTAATACCAATATCAGGGGATATTTCACTCCTTGAAGGTCAAACTATTCTGAAGAACTTAGATGATCTTACAACAGCATCTGTATCTGAAATAGATACATTTACCAAAAATGGAGTTAAGTATTATAGATTAAATTTATTTGTAGGATATGATGATACATATCCATCGATCACCGGAAATTTCAATATTACTACAAACAGTAGAGTTTCAGAAACTGTAGTAGTATCGAATACAGATTTAGTTGCAATTACTGTAGATTCTACTGTAGGATTCGAAGAGTCTGGAAGTATTTTTAAAGGAAATACTGAAATTTTCTATACTGAAAAAACAGTAAATCAATTTTTAGGATGCTATATTAATGGAGATTTTCCAGTAACTGTAAATAAGACTGATTTTATTTACGGAACTAATACTTATTATGGTTATGAAGAGGGTGATACCTCTAGAAGAGTTGATTTTATAATTACAGGAATCCTTTCAGATTTTGATTTAAAAAATGATGATTTCAATTTTGAAATTGGAGACTCACTTTATCCAGAAAGTATTGGTCAGATTGTAACTAAAGGAATTTCTAAGAAAGAGATATTTGCAAATTCATTAGTATATAATACAAATTCAAGATATCAAATCAATTTTTATAGTGGAAATACGATAAGAATATCATCAAATGTTTTAGAAACTCCATTAAAAGTTGGAGATTATGTTGAAATCTTATCTAGAGGAACTGAATTTGCAATTCCTGGGTATGAGCACGTAAATATACAATCAATTTCTAGTGATGGTAGTATATCTTTAAGTGTAAGCACATCAAATTTAAATGGAAATCTTACTTATGATGCTAGAAGATTGCTGAATAAGGCAACTTCAGAATATGTTCCAGTAAAATATGGAAATGATGTAATATCATCAGATATTCAAAATGTATATTTTGACGATGAAGATGGTTCTGATATTGCATATATTGCTTCAAACTCATTGCCATCATATCCAATAGATATCAAACCATTTGAGTATAAGATTAAAAAGTTTGGTGGATTTGATGGAATTAAAAGAGAATATTCCACTATTGTTTTTGATACTCCAATTTCATTCTTAACTGGTGATAAAGTTTTTTATTATCCAGACTCTTCACTGACAATAACTAATCTTGAGGAAGGATTTTATTTTGTCGAAGTATTAGAAGATAAAAAGAGTTTAAAACTATATCAAAGTGGAGTTAATGTTCCTTCCGAAGACTTTTTATATTTTGGACTTTCATTGGGTGATACTCTCCCAGAAAATGAAAATAGATTGGTTCTTTTTGATCAAAGAGAAGGATTATTGTATCCACAAAAAGTATTAAATAAAATTAATCTATCCCAAACTATTGATAGTAGTCTTCCAACAGAAGTTGAACCTGGACCAATAGGGATATTAAAAAATGGTGTAGAAATCTACAGTTATAAAACCAATGATAAAGTTTATTATGGACCTATTGAAAGTGTCGATGTTCTAAATGGTGGATCCAATTATGATGTTTCAAATCCACCACTGATCGAACCTGCATATGGTTCTGCAGAATTTTATCCAGTAGTTTCTGGATCAGTAAATAAAATTTTAATTGACCAATCTTT